GCGTCGCGGACATGACCAGCAGCCGCAGGTCCTCGCGCAGCAGCTTTTGCGTGTCTCTCGCCAACGCCAGCCCGAGGTCGGCGTCCAAGCTGCGTTCATGGAACTCATCGAACAAGACCGCGCCCACGCCGTCCAGCCCCGGATCGTCCAGAATCATTCGCGTGAAGACGCCCTCGGTGATCACCTCGATGCGTGTGTTCGGCCCGATGCGGCTCTGAAGGCGGGTGCGATAGCCCACCGTCCCGCCGGGCTGTTCGGCCAGGGTCGTCGCCATCCGGTCGGCGGCCGCCCGTGCGGCCAGGCGTCGTGGTTCCAGCACCAGCACCTTGCCGTCCAGCCAGGGCTGATCCAGCAGGGCCAGGGGCACGACCGTCGTCTTGCCCGCCCCCGGCGGCGCCGCCAGCACGGCCGTATTGTCCGCGCTCAGCGCGGCTTTCAGCGGTTCCAGAACGGCGTGGATGGGCAGCATGCGTCGCCTCTAGCCTGCCGACAGGCGATCACGAAAGCGTCGTCGCGCCTTAACCACCCCGTCATGCGCGTTGCGCGCCGCCTCATCCGTCGCTAGCGTCCGCCCCAAGCAGCCGAGGGGCTGCATCAAAACGTGGGGGTATTTTATGTGGCGCGTTAAGTCGCTCGACGCGATCCTTGCCACGGCCGAGAAGAAGTCGCTTCACCGGTCGCTTGGTCCTATTCAACTAACGCTTCTGGGGATCGGGGCCATCATCGGCACCGGAATCTTCGTCCTGACCGCTTCGGCCGCCCAAAAGGCCGGACCGGGCATGATGATCAGCTTCGTCATCGCCGGCGCCGTCTGCGCGGTCGCCGCGCTCTGCTACTCCGAACTGGCGTCGATGGCGCCGGTTTCGGGCTCAGCCTACACCTACACCTACGCCGTGATGGGCGAACTGCTGGCCTGGACGGTCGGCTGGGCGCTGATCCTGGAATACGCCGTGGCGGCCTCGGCCGTGTCGGTCGGTTGGTCGGGCTATGTGCTCGGGCTGATAGAACAGGGGCTCGGATTCGACTTCCCTGATCTTCTATCCGCCGGGCCGACCTGGTCGATGAACGGCTTCATCCCCACGCCTGACTTCTCGGCCGGGATCGTCAACATCCCCGCCATCGTCGTGGCCCTGCTGGTGACGGCTCTGCTGATGGTCGGCACCACGGAATCGGCCCGGGTCAATGCAATCCTGGTCGCTATCAAGGTCGTCGCCCTGACGGTCTTCATCGTCATCACCCTGCCTGTCATTAAGTCGGCCAACCTGTCGCCGTTCGCTCCCAATGGCCTCTTCGGCCAATACTCGGGGATGGGCATCGTCGGCGCCGCGGCCTCGATCTTCTTCGCCTATGTCGGCTTCGACGCCGTTTCGACGGCGGCCGAAGAGACCAAGAACCCGCAGCGCAACGTGCCCATCGGCCTGATCGGCTCTTTGGCCATCTGTACGGTCTTCTATCTGCTGGTCGCGCTCGGCGCCGCCGGCGCCATCGGCGCTCAGCCAGTTCTGGGCGCCGCCGGTGAAGCTGTTCAGCCCGGCTCGCCTGCCTTCGTCGCCGCCTGCGCCCTGCCCGCCAACGCCGAAATGCTGGTCTGCTCCAACGAGGCCTTGGCCCACGTTCTGCGCGTCGTCGGTCATCCCCAGATCGGCAACGCCCTTGGCACCGCCGCCCTGCTGGCCCTGCCGTCGGTCATCCTGATGATGATCTTCGGTCAGACCCGCATCTTCTTCGTGATGGCGCGCGACGGTCTGCTGCCGGAAGGCCTGACCAAGATCCACCCCAAGTGGAAGACGCCCTATATCGTGACCGCCGCCACCGGCATCGCGGTCGCCATCGCCGGCGCCCTGTTCCCGGTAGGTCAGCTGGCCGACATCTCGAACTCGGGCACCCTGTTCGCCTTCTTCATGGTGTCGATCGCGGTGCTAGTGCTGCGGGTCAAGGATCCGAACCGCCGCCGTCCGTTCCGCACGCCGCTGATCTGGGTGTTTGCGCCCCTGTCGGCGTTTGGCTGCGCCTTCCTGTTCTGGAACCTGCCGCACGACGCCAAGATGGTGCTGCCGATCTGGGGTGGCATCGGCCTGGTGATCTACTTCCTGTATGGCTACCGCAAGAGCCACCTGGGTCGTGGTCTGGTCGAGGTTCACGAAACGGACCGCGACGTCCCGCCGCCGCCCGTGCCGCCAATCAGCTAAGACCAAACCGGGCCTGTCGCACCAATCGCGGCAGGCCCATCTATCGGCCTCAAGTAGCCCGCAAGAGCGATAGGCCAAGAATAAAGAAAGGCCCCGGATCTCTCCGGGGCCTTTTTGTTTTGGTGCGGATGAGAGGACTCGAACCTCCACGCCTCTCGGCGCTGGAACCTAAATCCAGTGCGTCTACCAGTTCCGCCACATCCGCATCGAGGTAGGACGGGCCTTCTAGGGGCGTTTCATCGTTCCGGCAAGAGCCTACGAACCGGAACAAACAGGGACTGTGCGACACAATCCGGAGGGAGCGCGTCACAAAATCCCCCACACTCTGTTCCGCAAGCGTTCCCGGTCCACGCCGCCCATGTCTGACCGCTTCACGGCCGACAAGCTCGCATGGCTGGAGCAGGTTCAGGACGACGCAGACCTCAGCGCCACGGCCTTTGCTGTGGCGTTCGGCATCGCGCGCCACCTGAACCGCGAAACCGGCGATGCCTGGCCCAGCCAAGCCACCCTCGGCGAGATGGCCGGCGTGTCCGATCGTCAGATCAGAAAGCTGCTCAAAAACCTCCACACGCAAGGGCATCTCGACATCCAGACGGGCGGTTTCCACCGGCCTGATAGATACCGACCGGTCCTCAAAGACCGGAACCCCAGTTCCACCCATGACCGGAACCACAGTTCCGCCCTTACCCCTCAAGACCGGAACTCCAGTTCCAGAGAGACCGGAACTCCAGTTCCGCCTAACCCTTTGAGAGAACCCATTGAAAGAAGCGCTGCGCTTTCTCGTGACGATGAGAGCGAAGCCGACCGCATTTTCGCGATGATGCCAAAGGGCTCGGCGAGCAGATCGAACAAGTCGAAGATCCGCGAAGCCGTGGCCAGCATCGTGAGCGAGGGAACCCCTGCTCTGTCGCTCCGGATCGCCGTCGGTGCGTTCGTGGCAGCCTCCCCTGACGCCAAGGACCAGGACGGCCGGTTCATGGGGGCGGCTCATACCTGGCTCACCGAGAAGCGAGGCTGGGAAGCCTATCTGCCATCGGCCGATGACCTCTTCCTGAGAAGCCGTCCCGCGGCTGAGGTCCAGTGGTTCCACCGCGTCCGGTCTTGGCAACACAATCCCGGCTACTGGCGCATGAAGCGAGACGACTTCGGCCCCGAACCCGATTCGCCCAACACCCGCGTGCCCCAGACCGTGCTGGCCTATTGCCTGGAGAACGCTCCACCACAGCTCCGGCCAGCCAATGACGTCCATCGCAGCAGCGAGAAGAGGGTCGGATGGGTATGAACGATAACAGGCCGCCAGAGTATGCCCAGCCCGATCGTCTGTTCGGAGCAGGCGCCATAGCCGCCTACCTCTACGGCGACGCGACAAAGGCCAAGAAGGTCTACAACCTCCACCTCAGGGTTAGGGAGCCGCACCGCTTCCCGATCTATAGGCTCAACGGCGAGCTGGTGGCCAAGGTCTCAGAGATCGAGGCATGGTTCGAAGAGCAGCGCCGCCGCGCCGGCAACGACAACCCTCACACCAAAGGAGAAGCAGCATGAGCCTCACATTGGAAGGTCCGATAGCGGACGTCGTACAGGCCATCTTCAAGGCTCAGCTAGGCACCCAGCTCCTGACCCTGAAGGCATTGGTCGACAGAGGGATCGTGAGCGTCGACGCGCTCTTGGAAGCCATGGCCCAGATGGCCGACGACATGGGCGACTCATCAGGCCAGATCATCGACTTCATGGCCCAGAACATCGAGGCCCACATCAACCACATGAACCCGGCGCCGTTCGAACTGATGGTGATCGACGGAGGCAAGGTGGACTGACCCCCGGGGGGGCCAGACTTTCGGCTGTCGCTTAAGGACCGGCGGGGGCCCACAAAACGAAAAGTCATCAGATTGGGAGATTTTCCAGCCCTCACTTTTGAGGGCACCCCTTCGCTCCACCGGGAGCAAACCCCTGAGCAAGATTGAGCAATATCGAGCAATGGCCAAACACCGATCATGGCCCCGCTTTCACAACGCGGGGCCGATTTGTTCAAACAAGCTGCACGGATGCTCGGGATCGAGGCCAAGGCCTCTCCCTCCGTCGCGCCTGACGCCACAGACGCCGGCTCCGCAGCTTGGCTCGCCGAGATCTTCGGGGCGCGCCGCAGCCACTCCGGCATCTCGGTCACGCCCGAAAACTATCATCGCTGCCCCACGGCCTACGCCAGCGTCGCGGTCATCGCCCAGGCCGTTGCCCAGCTGCCCCTGCACCTGTTCAAGCGCACGGCCGACGGCGGCAAAGAGCGGGCGACAGACCATCCCCTCTACGATCTGCTGACCGATCACCCGAACGAGTGGACGTCCAGCTACGACTTCCGCCTTTCGATGGAGTCGTCCGCGCTCCGCTACGACCAAGGCGCGTTCGCCTTCATCAACCGCGTCGGCGGGCGGATCGAAGAGCTGGTCCAGATCCCGTCAGCGCAATGCTCGATCGACCTGGACGCCGACACGCGGGAGCCGGTCTACAAGGTCACCACGAACGGTCGCACCCGCGTCTATGATCGCGGCGACATCCTCCACCTCCGCGCCATGGACGGCGTCGCGCCCCTCACCGCAGCCCGTGAGGCCATCGCCGTCCTGATCGCCATGGAGCGCTACGCCTCCAAACTGTTCGGTCGCGGCGCCCGGCCCTCCGGCGTGCTGACCCTGCCGAAAGGCATGAGCGTGGACGCGGTCAAGAAGGCCTCCACGTCCTGGAACAAGGCCCACGGCGGCGAAGAAGGTGGCGGTGGAACGGCCGTTCTGGAGGACGGCATCACCTGGCAGCAGACGCAGTTCAGCAGCGTGGACAGCCAGTTCCTTGAAGTCCGCTCCCAGCAGGTGATCGAAGTCCTGCGCCCATTCCGCATCCCGCCGCCGATGGTCCAGGACTTCGGCCGCGCCACCTGGAGCAACTCGGAGGAATCGGGCCGACAGTTCCTGTCGCTGGCCCTGCTGCCGCAGCTTCAGATGTGGCAGGGTGCCTTGCGCCGCCTGCTCCCCCCCGAAGAGCGCCAGACCCACGTCTTCGAATTCATGATCGACGACCTGGCCCGCGCCAACCTCGCGGCCCGCATGGAGGCCTACGCCAAGGCCATCGGTTGCCGGGTTCTTCTGCCGAATGAAGCCCGCGCCATGGAGAACCGCGCGCCCCTGCCAGGCGGTGACGAGTTCCCGCCCGTCGCCGGCGCTGCGCCCGCCCTGCCCGCTCCCGACGCCACGACCGGAGACGAGGCATGACCGACACCCTGATCCCCGCTGAGTTCAAGACCATCAGCGATACCGGTGAGATCGAGGGCTATGCCTCGACCTTCGGCAATCGCGACCTGGTCGGCGACATCGTCCAGCCAGGCGCCTTCACCAAGTCGCTCGCCGGCCGGACTGCGGCTGATGTCCTGATGCTGTGGGGGCACGACCACAAGCGCTTGATCGGCGTCTGGACCGAGATCGCAGAGGACACCATCGGCCTGCGGGTGAAGGGCCGGATCCTCACCGAAACCCGCGATGGTGCCGAGGCCTTCGCCTTCGCCAAGGCCGGGGCCGCCAAGGGTCTCTCCATTGGCTACCGCACCGTCCGTTCCCGCCAGGACCGCGAGCGCAAAGCCCGGCTGCTGGACGAGGTCGACCTCGGCGAAATCAGCCTGCTCCCCTTGGGTGCCAACCCTCGCGCCCGCGTCGAGCGGGTGAAGTCTCATGACCCCGACCGCGCGCGCCGGTTGGTGGCCCAGCTCAACGCGGCTGCTGCCGCCCTGCGCGCATAGGAACCAAGATGATCACCCAAACCCTCCCCCCTCTCGAAACCAAAGGCGCGCCGGAAGACGACGGCGAGGTCAAGGATGCCCTGGACGCTCTGACCAAGGCGGTCGACGACAAGGTCAAGCAGGCGACCGACGACGCCCACAAGGCCACGCAGGACGAGATCAAGGCGCTACGCACCGACATCGCAGCCCTGAAGCGCCCCGGTGGCGGGGACGACGACAAGGCCGAAAAGGTCGAGGTCAAAGCCTTCTGGGGCTTCGTGCGCGGCGGCACCGAGGCGCTTGAGCCGGAAGAGCGGAAGGCCCTGGTCGTCTCCGACGATACGCGCGGCGGCTTCCTGGCGCCTGAGCAGTTCGAAGCCCAGCTGCAAAAGGAGCTGATCGAGATCAGCCCGATCCGTCAGGCCGCCCGGGTCACCCCGACCACGGCCGGCCGGGTCGTCTGGCCCAAGCGCACAGGCACGATCACAGCCAAGTGGGTCGGCGAGACCGAGGAGCGTTCGAAGACCGAACCGACCTACGGCCAGGCCGCCCTCGATGTCCACGAGATGGCCGCCTACATCGACGTGTCAAACTGGCTGCTGGAAGACAGCGCGATCGACCTGGCCTCCGAACTGGCCAGCGACTTCGCCGAAGAGTTCGGCCGCTTGGAAGGCCTGGCCTTCGTGAACGGCGACGGCATCAAGAAGCCTGTCGGCATCATGCAGGACCCGTCGGTTCCCGAGGTCCTGAACGGCAGCACCACGGAATTGTCCACCGACGCCCTGATCCGCCTGATGTATGCGATGCCGGCCTATTACCGGAACCGCGGCTCCTGGCTGCTCAACGGTAACAGCATCGCCGGCATCCGTCTGCTGAAGGACGAGAACGGCCGCTACCTCTGGCAGGACAGCCTGACCGAGGGCACGCCGAGCACGCTGCTGGGCCGCCCGGTCGTCGAGGCCGTCGATATGCCCGACGTCGCCGCTAACGCCTTCCCGGTCATCTACGGCGATTTCAACGCCGGCTTCCGCATCGCCGACCGGATCGGCCTGTCGGTCCTGCGCGACCCCTACACCCAGGCGACCGAGGGCCTTGTCCGCTTCCACGGCCGCCGTCGCGTCGGCGCTGGCGTCATCCGTCCCGACGCCTTCCGCAAACTCAAGATGGCTACGAGCTGAGGAGCCCCACAATGCGAGATCAACATCACACCCTGAAAACTGTCTCCGCGATTGCGCCGGCCCTCTACACCGCCGACGCCGCCGGCGCGGTGATCGACAGGCTGGGCTTCGGCTCACTGTCCTTCGCCCTGCAGGTCGGCGTCGGCGGTATCACCTTCACCGGCACGAACAAGATCGAGGCGCTGCTGGAGCACAGCGACGATGGCTCCACTTGGGCCGACGTCCCCGGCGCCCAGATCGTCGGGCCCGAGGGCTTGGCGGATGACGGCGTCGTCGCCGCTTTCAAGACGGCCCATGCCGCTCCGACGTTGACGCGGTTCGGCTACATCGGCGATGCCCGCTACGTCCGCCTCTCTGGCGACTTCAGCGGCACCCATGGCACCGGCACCGCGCTCAGCGCCGTGGCGATCCTGGGCCGCCCCTCGCACGCGCCGGTGGCCTGATGCCGATGAGGGCGCCGAGCATCTGCGGCTGCGGCCGCGTGGTCCTGACGGGGCGATCCTGCCTCGCCTGCACGACCGCGCGCGCCAAGGCCTATGACGCCCGGCGCCCGACCGCTCGTGAACGCGGCTACGACAGCAAATGGGAGAAGGAAAGCAAGGCTTTCCTCGCCCTTCCTGAGAACCGACATTGCGCCTGTGGCTGCGGCCGCAAGGCCGACATGGTCGATCACATCAAGCCCCATCGCGGGGACAAGGGCCTCTTCTGGCGCCGGTCGAACTGGCAGCCGATGGCCTCGTCGCCCTGCCATTCCTCGATGAAGCAAAAGCAGGAGCGCGCTCATGGCTGGTAACGCCATCGTCGGCGCCCTGCGCGTCACCCTTGGCCTGGACTCGGCCGCCTTCGAAAACGGCATGGATGCCGCCCAGAAGAAGCTCAAGGCCGCCGGCTCTTCAATGCAGAGCGTCGGCACGCGCATGGCCGGCATCGGCGCCGGGATGTCTGCCGCGATCACCGCACCCTTCATTGCTCTGGGCGCCCACCTACTCCAGGGCAGCCAGGACGCCGCGCACGCCGCTGGCCAGGTCAACGCCGCGCTGGAGAGCATGGGCGGGGCATCGGGCAAGACGGCTGACGAACTGTCCAAGACCGCCGAAAGCCTGCGCAACCTCACCGGCATCGATGACGACGAGATCCTGACGAAGGTCACGTCCAACCTCCTGACCTTCGGCAACGTCGCCGGCACCGTATTCGACCGCGCCCAGGTGGCGGCTCTGGACCTGGCGACCCGCATGGGCGGCGACTTGCAGGCCGCGACCCTCACCATCGGCAAGGCGCTCAACGATCCGGTCAAGGGCCTGACCGCCCTCGGCCGGGCCGGCATCCAGTTCACGGCTCAGCAGAAGGAACAGATCAAGCAGATGGTGGCGGTCGGCGATGCGGCCGGCGCTCAGTCCATCATGCTCGCCGAGCTGGAAAAGCAGTTCGGTGGCGCGGCGAAGGCGGCTGGCGATGCTGATGCCTGGAAGCCGCTGAAGACCGCCCTGATGGACTTGGAGGGCGCGTTCGAACCCATCGTCAGGGACGTGATTGCCCCGCTGATCGCAAAGGCCGGCGAGATCGTCCGGGCCTTCGCCAGCGTGTCGCCTGAAGTCCAGCAGTTTGTCGCTGTCGGAGCGGCCGTCGCCGCCGCCATTGGCCCGCTTCTGATCGCCTTTGGTGGCCTGGTCGCCGCCGCCGGCGCCATCGCCACAGCCTTCGCGGGTGGCGGTGTCCTGGCTGGCCTCCTGCCCTTCCTCGGTCCCATAGGCATCGCCGCCGCAGCGGTCGCCGCCGCCTTCATGATCTGGGGCGACGACATCGTCCCGATGCTCCAGACCTTCGGACGTCAGCTTGCGGACAGCATCGGGCCGAAGATCAAGCCGCTCTTCGATGCCTTGATGGGCGCTGTGAAAGCGGTTGGCGAGATCTTCTCGGCCATCTTCTCAATGGGCGGCACCGGATCGGCGTCTGGCAACCTCAAGATCTTCGGGGACATCGTCGCCCGCGTTCTTGGCGCCGCCGTCGAGATCATCACCGGGGCCGTCAACGTCATCACGAACGTGCTCCGGGCCCTAGCGGCGCTGTTGCGCGGCGACTTCTCGACAATGTGGAATGCCCTGGGCTCGGCGGTAAGGGCCGTGGTCACCGGCGTCCTGAAGGCTTTCGAAGCGCTCTTCCCCGGTGTGATCGGTTACGTGCGGCAGCTGGTCGAAGGCGTCACGTCGTGGCTCCAAGGCCGCCTCGGCGCGGTCCTGGGCTGGGTGATCGGCAAGGTAAAGAGCGTCGGGGACGCCTTCTTTCAGCTCTACGACGCCGTCGTCGGCCACAGCTACGTGCCCGACATGGTGGAGGGGGTCGCCGCATGGATGGCGAAGCTGGACGCCGGCATGGTTCAGCCGGCGCGCAACGCTACTGATGCAGCGAAGAGCGCGTTCCAGAAGCTCCGCGACGACGTCGCCGTCATCATGGAGGGCCTGCTCACCGATGCCGAGCGCAACGCCCGTGAGGTCGCAGACAAGATCGCCAAGATCCGTGCGCTGGCGGCCCAGGGCGGGCTGACCGCGAAGGAAGCGGCGACCGCTGAAGCCGGGGTTTGGGGGGAGAACCTTCAGGCCCCGACTCCGGTGCAGATCAGCACGGCGCCGCTCATCGATCCCGACGCCTTGCCCCAGTTGGAAAGCCTCGGGAATACGACGGCACAGATCGGCGGGCAGATGCAGGAGGCCATCAACGGCATCCGCGGTGCTACGCAGTCTCTGACCGACGGTCTGATCGATCTGGCCCTGACCGGCGAAGGCAGTCTCGGCGACCTGCTGAAATCCTTCGTGGCGACCGTGGCGAAGATCATTCTGGAAATGCTGGCCTTGAAGGCCGTCGAGATGGCCACGGGCATTCCGGTCTCGGCGATGGTCGGCGGCGGCGGAACAGGTGGCGGGGGCGGTTTCTTCAAGAACCTGCTCGGCTTCGCCCATGGCGGATCGTTTGAGGTCGGCGGCTCGGGCTCGGTGGATTCTAAG